TAAGCAAGCAGGTGTTAAAAGTTCTTGGTCTGACGGAGGAGGACGATGAGGCTAAGGAGACCGAAGACGCAAAAAACTGATTGAAAGCAAGGGTACTTTGGAGTATTGGGCACACGTCCTCTGGCAGAGGCATGGTCTCAGACCAGAGGAATTTGAGAGAATGTCCAAGCGAAAAAGAGGTTTCTTTATAGCTTCCGAGCTTGTAGAAACTGAAGACCCTTGCAGACGAGGAGTATATTTGCTGTCCGGTCGGAAGGGAGGCGATAGGTAGTGGCTGGATTATCGGTAATATTTAAAGCCATCGATGAAATAAGCGATAAGTTGGATGCTATGTCCAGTGCCGGTAATAAAACACTTGACGCTTTCGACAAATTATCGGATACAGCGGATAAGGCATTTGCAAATACCACAGAAGAAACACAGAAAGCCACAGAAGCAATGGAAAAGGCGGCGCAGGCAACCGATTACTGGACGGATGCAGTTGGCAATTATGATAAGGGCTGTCTGGAAGCGGTTTATTCAACAGAAGAACTTGTAAATATGGGCTTTAAGACAGAGGATGCACTGAAAGCGGAAGCGGATGCGGCGGAGGAAGCGCAGAATAAGACAGAACAGCTCGGAGAGGAAATGGATAAAACGAGTAAGAAATCAGAGGATTTCGGGGACAAGTCAAAAAATGCGGTGGTAGGACTGGATGATATTCTTGCTACAGTCGGAATTGTGGCGGTACTGAATAAAATAGCGGATGCATTTTCAGATGCCTCTGATAAAGCTACAGCGTTCGAGACGAATGTTGCCATGGTATCTACGGTAGCCGACACCACCGTGCTGTCCGCAGATCAGCTTTCTACACAGATATCTGGATTATCAAAGGACACTGCAAAGAACGTAAACGAGCTTGCGGATGCCACTTACAATGCAATATCAGCCGGTGTCGCCACGGAGGGAGCGGTAGAAACTGTAGGAGAAGCGTCAAAGCTTGCCAAAGCGGGCTTTACATCGTCTGCATCTGCCCTGTCTGTATTAACGACAGCCCTCAATGCGTATCAGCTGGAAGCTTCCGAGGTAACGAATATCTCGGATAGCTTGATTACATCCCAGAACTTGGGTGTTATGACAATCGACCAGTTGTCAAGCAGCATGGGTAAAGCTATCAGTACGGCATCCGCTTATTCGATTGATCTTTACAATCTGGAATCAGGATACATCAGTCTGACCAAGGCGGGTGTAAGCGTTGAAGAATCCACGACCTATATCTCCAGTATGTTCAATGAG